TGAAGATTTACCCTAGCAGAAGCTACCTTATTCCCATATAGCCCATCTTTATTACCTCTTAGTGAACATGGAACTCCAGTTAAGATTGTAGTATTATCTTCTGTAGTATTAAACAATTTCCTATAAACACTAGCAGTTAAATACATAGATAACTCAAAGGTTGAAATGTCTAATTTTTTTATTACATTTTGATATTTAGAAATGTCTATTTTTTTTAGAATAAGGCTTTGATTTGTTGACATTTTTAATTTCCACAAACCTTGATGTAGGTCTTTCCTATTTAAAGGTTTATCTATATAATATTTGTTTGAAGTAAATAACAAAGACTTTAATTTAATTATTTTACTTTTTAATATTTTTATATTACGATTTGTAGTGCATTTAAACTTATTTAAGCTATAACAATTTTTTTCTTTGGGTAGGTTTACTTCATCGAAAATAGCATCATGGAATCGAGACATTCCATCGCCGTCACAGGCAGCGTGGTGTATTCTTCTAAATACTCCAACATTATTATATTCATTGTAATTATATATTATATGGATATCCCACATTGGCTTATTAAGCGGTATGGGTTTAGAGACTATATTGTCTACCAGTTGTTGGATAGTATCTTTATCATAAGGATTGTCTTTATTGTGTTCATAAATATGATCTTCTATATTGAAATCATTATTTTTTACAAAATATGGATAGTCATTATCCATTAAACTATCTTGTATAGTGTGGGTAAATATAATAGTAGACTCTAAGTTTCTTAATATATTCTTAGTAATTAAAACTTTAAAATCAGTATTGTTTTTATTTTCTAAAATAGTAAGATTACCGACGCCGGCATTTTTCTTATATCTATTAAGGTAAAACATATAATCAATATAATTTAACTGGTACAACATCAGTCTAATACCTTTAAGATAATTTGTTTCACAATCTCTTCTTTATCTATAATTTGTATATTCCAATCTCCAACAATTTTTGGAGTAAAATTAAATGTACATTTTGATTTATTACTAACAACTGGATAAATAATATCACTATTTGTTTTAACTTTTATAGGAAAAAGTATAACTGCTTTATAACCATTTGGAAGAATGCTATTTATTGTTTTAGCTTTTAATTTTGTGCAGTCGTGATAATCTGAATTATAATTAAATTCAAAGACTTTGTTCAAACTTATTGTATATTCTTCCATTTTTGAATTATACCACAGTTAAACAAAAATTATAAAGCCTCTAGTTTTATATCTAAATCTTTAATTTTATCAATTATAACTTTTATATCATTATCCATCGTACTGTCCTCATTGGGGACAAAAGTATCTGGATCAAAAGTATCTGGATCAACACCCATTACAGATAGTCGTAGCAATAAAGCTGACTCTAAGCTTTGCTTTGCCGACTGCAAAACTTCTGCTCTTTTTTCATTGCTAATGGTAAATTTCATTTAACTGTTTTTTTCTATCTCGCTGTCAAGCATATCTAAAACCTCTAGGGCCTTAATCATACTAGTTTTGTATGAAAGACCAGTTGCGTCTTCTGTCTCAATTGAATAGTTATTTGGATCAAAAGACTCTGGATCGATGCCAATATATATTAAAGCTGTATATACAATCTCTTCATAAGCTGGCCTGATATCCGCTATAATTTGTAATTTTTTACTATTTGGTATGCTGTTAAAATTCATTTTTCCTCGAATCACCATGTATATAGATCAAAGAATATAGTAACACTTTAAATATCAGATTAAAAGAACTATGGCTCTTGCAATTTAGGTAGACCGTCATGTCTAGGCCCTATTTGCTCATTTTTTTCATTTAACCCTGTTCTAATGCCATTCATCCAGGTCCACGGCTGCTCATGTATTTTTTTCATTTTAGCGTCTCCGTAGGATTGTCTACTTGCCATCAGTTCTGGCTTATCCCATAAATTCTCGACTTTTAGCTCGCATGATTCTAGTAGATCGTTTTTATAAATATTAAAAAAAACAAATGGCATTCCTTGCTCAAATAAAACTGGTTTGCCAATCTTAGTTATCTTCCAATTCATATTAAATTCGTCTGGCCACCAAGAACTAGGAATTGATGCGGTTAATGGACTTGCCCCATCTACAAAATAGTTTGGAGAACCACTAACAAAAGTATCATATCCCTCTTCTGTATTAACCGCCCAACCTGTTACGAATGACATAATTCCTATGATTGAAGGTATAACTATTGCTCTACCTTCAAAAAATTCTCCCTTAAGGACTTTAGGAACATTGTTGCCACCTTCCCATTCTACGACTACATCTTGTTGTAGCTGCATCTCCCAACCATTTACGTTTGCTTCTGAAAGTGGCAAACATCTATAGGCGTGTTTATTGTAGGTTTCATCCATCCAATCTCTTTTTAAACGAGACTGTTTTATAACAGGAGGATTTTGAGTTGTCCTAGTAAGGGTTATATTGGTCATTAATTTAATGGCATTATATTAAGCTCTTTATTTTCTTTAGGAGCTGTTTGTGGTGTTGCTGTTTTTGCATACTGATGATTGTTATCGTTATAATCAAACATTGTTACTGCTGAATACTTTGTACCTGAAGTAACTGCAGAAGATGCATGGGAGTGGGTATATGCCGATGGGAAGAATAGGATGTCTCCCTTTTTCGGAGTATAAGTGATATCGAGGTAAGGGAACCAAAGATCTCCACCTTCGTATCCATCATTTAAGTATGCAATACTTGATACGGTGCAACTATATGAAAATCCGCTGTCTGCATGGACTTGGAAATGCTGACCAACGTTGTATCTAACAAAGTTAATTGATTCCATGAATTCCATTTTAAAATTGTATCTTTTTTCATAGTCTGCTAAACACTTTTTTAATGCTACGTCTGTTTCTTCATAAACAGCTTTGATGTCTTCAAAACCCTCTGGTATATGATCCCAGTAATAAGGTCCTATCTTAAAGTCTACACAGTCTCTGTAGTCTGGCATAACTTCATTGTATCCTACAAGGGCTTCTCTCCATTTTAAGTAATCATCTTTACTATCTGTTAAGCAGGCTTCTAACTTAGAAGGTATATCGAAATCAGGATCAAAAACATCCCTATACAATACAATTGCTAACTTTGGGTCTTCCACGCTGTAAATTTGCATAACTCTCCGTTTATTTAAGTTTCGTAACTGATATAATATATCAGAATAAATCATTCTTATCAAGTGTTAGGGAAAAAATGAAAAATGTTGATACATCACTAATCTTACCAGGTCATTTTGGTACTTCTGCGGATAATATAAAAGTTTTTGAGAACTTTATTGATTTAGAAGATTTAAAGAAAATACAAAAGTTTTTGCCAACGATTAATGAATGGATGGATTCTGGCGAAGATATATATGATGAAAATGGCGTCTGTACATATAGCTCTTCGTATTGGAAAGATCGTCAATGCAGTGGAGAAATATTAAAAAGAGTAGATATTGATGTATATAATATTGTATATAAATATATTACAAAAATGCAAAGAGTGCTAGAAGATTGTTTTAATGTAAAACTTTTTGAAAGAGTACCAGTAATTATAAAATGGAAACCTGGGACAGAACAATTGCCTCATGCTGACAAGCAGTTAAATGATGGATCGCCAAATCCATTCTTTAACTATGATTTAAATTCATTATTTTATTATAATGATGAGTTTGAAGGCGGAGAACTATATTATCCAGAACATGATATTGTAATTACCCCTAAGCCTGGTTTAGCGGTTGCCCATCCTGGTGATATCGGCTACCTACATGGGGTAAAGATGGTTACTTCTGGTGAAAGATACACCACTCCATCATTTTATACAATTACTGAATTACTTTAAGCAACCAAGTCACCTAATGCAACCCAAGTATTTTCAGCTCTTTTTATTAAAGTAGCAGAAGACCACTGAGCCCTAAGCTTAAGTCCAGGCGTTGCATTTATGGTTACACCACCAGTTGCAGTAATCGTTGTTTGCCCAGATCCTGTTTGAAGTACTGTAATTTGACTTCCAACAGGGAATGCTACAGAGGAGTTTAACGGAACAGTTAGAGCATTAGCTGATCCAACATTCATTTCTACTAGTTTATCTTTGTCCGCCAAGACCAGTGTATAGCTAGCTACCTGAGCGTTAGTTACGACATTAGAAGAAGCAAAGTCTAATGATATTGTTCCATTGCCTACTCTTATTTTTTTATTTGTAGAATCCCAAAAAATTCTTGCATCAGTTGTTGACGTGCTTGTTGAAAGCAAAAGGATCGGTGTATAAACTTCTGGACTGGTGAGGGTCTTGTTAGTTAAAATTTCCATTCCATCAAGAGTCGAGAGAGTGCCAGTCGTTGGAAGTGTTATATTTGTATTTGCTGTTGCAGTTAAAGATGTTGTATACGCACCTGAGGTGGTGAAATTTCCACCAAGAGTAAGAGTCGAAGCGTAGTTGACCCAGTTAGTTCCGTTATATCTAAGTACTTGACCAGTTGCTGGGCTTGTCACTATCGTGTCAGAAAGATCATCTAGTGTTGCCGAACCGATTGACCCAGTAGCTCCAGTTGGACCCGTTGGTCCAGTAGCTCCAGTGGGGCCAGCAGGACCTTCGGTGCCTGTGACAATTGGCTCCCATTGTGATGTGCTTATGTTATATTTTTTTAAAACTGTCATTTGAATTCCCTTTTAACAAAATCAACAACCATATAGTAGTGCTATATTTGTGATAGTGTTTTTTGTAGAAAAGTAATTATTTACTATTCTTGTATTGGTAGTGGCAATGGATTTACCTCTACCCATGAAAGTTCTTCTTCATTCCAAATATACATTTTACCATCGTATGGTCTTGGAGTAGGAGCTTGCCAGTCATGATTTTCATCTAGAACCCAAGATGGAAAAGGACTAGGTGAAATAAAAACATCAGCTAATTCATCATAAATATATCCCACACCTGCGTATTGTTTGCGAATATTATTATTATAAGATGTTCTTACGCATCTCTGCCCACGAAACTCACCATAGTATGCTTCCCAGTCAGAAATCCCGTCAACTACTTCGTCTTCGTCTCTTCCTGTTATTACTTCAGTAACTATATTATTTTCATCTAAAAATGCATAATGTGCCATTGTATCTCCTTAAAAAGTTATTGTTCCAGTGCCAGAAGTAAAGAGGTAAACTCTAAACCCAGATCTTGTTACGGTACTTACTGACCAAGTGAGACCTGCACTTATTGTTGTAATCGCTGCACTTGTTGTTGGGTAAGCAATCACTATTATACCAGAACCGCCATTGCCACCTTTGGATCCAGTTGTGTAGTGCGAACCTCCACCGCCTCCTCCACCTGTGTTTGCTCCACCATTTCCACCGGGAGTGTTTGCTTGGGTATTGTTTCCACCTCCACCTCCAGCAGACCCGCTGTTTATGCCAGCACCTCCTGTGGTAGAACCGACAGCACCACCACCTCCTCCGCCATTACCTCCATTGCCTCCGGGACCGGAACTGTAGGAAGAACCTCCTCCGCCTCCGCCCCAGTAATAGGAAACACCTGTAATGGTACTGAGCTGTCCAATACCGCCATGGGGGGTGTTGGGTGAATTAGTTCCGTTCTCGCCCGCCCCAGCACCTCCTCCGGGGTAATACTGAGGTCCACCATGACCACCTATGTAACCATTCGCACGAGATGTAACAGTAAGTAGTCCATCTAACATCCCTAAAGTATGTTGGTTTGATGCACCGCCTAAACGACCACCGGGAGCACCACCATTGGAATATCCAGAAGCTCCACCGCCATTAGCGCCAGCATTCCCTACAGCACCCGGAGTATAGTCCCAATAAGAACTTCCTCCATAACCGCCTCCTTTTGATATCACTCTTTCGTAAGATGGAGATTCTATAAAAGTATCTGAACCATTTACGCTTACGGCTGTAAATTGATGGAAGGCAGAGTTCCCATTAATTCCAGATCCATTTCCAAGTCCACCAGCTCCTATTGTCAAAGTATAACTTCCCGGCTGAACGAGGAATGTTCCAGCAGATACGGCACCACCACCACCACCTCCGCCCATGTCGTAGCCTCCACCACCACCGCCTCCTACAACGAGGATTTCAGCAGTAGCGGGAGGGAGGGATGCCCAGTTGTAACCAAGGATAGAACGATATTGTTGACGAAGTGACCATTTGCCACTTGCGCTAGATGTGTTTGGGAATTGTGCCATTAGTTAATCCTTAATTCCATGTTATAATTCCAGTACCAGCAGTGAATGTGGTTACTTTATTTGAACCAACAGTTGAGGTTGTTGATGTCAATCCTGCCCCAACACTGAGGGTATAATAAGAAGGGTATCTCAAGATTACAACACCCGAACCTCCTGAAGCAGCTACGATAGTTGCTCCTTGAGAAACACCTCCACCTCCACCTCCACCTGTATTTGGTGTTCCTGCTACTGCCAATGTGCCGTTAAGGTTACCACCATTTCCTCCGCCACCAGAACCACCAGTTCCATTCCCGTCATCACCAGCTCCTGCACCACCTCCAGCACGAGTTACAGCACTTCCGGTAATAGACGATGAAATACCAGCACCTCCGTTTCCATTAGTTACGCCAGCATTTCCGGCAGCACCAGCTCCTCCTCCGCCACCACCACGGTAAGGTGATGCAGCGTTGCCATTTCCGCCAGAGTATCCTTGAGAGTAAAGACCTGCTGCTCCTAAATGAAGGTTAGTTGCAGAGCCTGCTGGTCCACCACCACCGCCAGAACCACCAGATAGTGGAGCTACGGGAGCGTTTAATCCTCCCCCACGACCTCCTCCAGTTGAAGTTATTGGACCAAAAATAGAATTGGAACCAGAGTTGTTTGCAGAACCACCAGCACCGACTGTGACAGTATATGGGATACCACGAACTACTGATAATGGGCTTTCTACTGAGCCTAGTCCTCCCGTGGATTCTCCAGCTACAGAAGAACGATATCCTCCTGCACCTCCGCCTCCGCCGTTGTTTGCGCTTGTGGCACCTGATCCACCACCACCGCCTCCAGCTGTAACAACATATTCAACATTGATTGAAGTAATATTTGCAGGATATCTAATGTATACGATGCCTGAGCCTCCACTTCCTGCTGCTTGGTTATGCCCAGAGCTTCCTCCACCGCTTCCTGTATTCTGTCCACCTTGTCCACCGGGAGCTTCTCCACCAGCAGTTGCTGCTGAACCGTTAGATTCACCACCTGTTCCTCCAGAACCTTGATTTCCATTACCGTGAGCGCCTCCGCCCCCTCCTCCACCAAGACCGCCAGAACCTCCTCCGACAATATCACCAGAGTCATTTGGGTAATAACTTCCCCCTCCTCCGCCTGCTGCGTAAAGGAATGCTCTACCTGATATTGTGGAAAGACGACCATGACCACCGGGACCAGTGTTTGTGTCTAAATGGTCAAGACCTTGACCACCAGCACCACCTCCTCCTGCGCCTTCACAGTCATTACCGCCTCGTGCTCCTGTTGTATTACCACCTCTAAAACCGTATGAAGCAGCAGATATAATTGCTGATCCAGAGGTTGCTGCTGCCGTAACACCACCGCCCAAAGATGTCTGACCGTTGGTTGAGGCACCCCCTCCTCCTGAACCACCAGCACTGCCAGCATTTGAGTCATGATTACCCCCAGCACCACCACCATAAGCGGTGATTGAAAGGTTTGGACCAGAGATTGAAGAGTCTTTGCCTACTGGACCACGAGCATTGCCAGAGGTCAATCCGGGTCCAGAACCACCACCAACAACTATGGTGTATGTTCCAGAGGTCAATCTGAAAGAACCTTCAACAAAACCTCCTCCACCACCTCCACCACCTACATAACCAGCACCTGAACCACCACCAGCTACTACCAAGAATTCAGCAACAGCGGTTCCAGATGAAATATCCATCGTAAAAGTTTTACTTGTTGTGTTGCTATCAACAACAAATCTATAAACCCAATATTTAGTTCCAAATACATCAATCAGATACGGAACAACACTTGTTGTAGCAATCAATGGAGAACCCCAATTAGAACCCATAACAGCATTGCGTTGCTTTTCTAGCGACCAAGTACCTGTGGAGTTATTGGGGTTAGGAAACTGAGGCATTACAGACCATACCTTGTTTTTAATGAGTTGTAGTTGTACAGCATCTCAGTACGACTTAATCCACGATTATAAACGATAAATTGACCAATTCTTGCATTCCATGTGGAAGATGTACCACCATATTCATCAGTTGAACCAAGGGTTGCACTGACTGAACTTAAATTCAAATCTGCTGCTAAATCCAGACCACTTACTAAAACACTATTATTTTTTAAAATCTGTCTTTGTCTATAGCCATTTCTTCTAAACACAAATATATTCCATGCAGTCATGGTTCCTCCGCTGGCAAATATTCTTTGATCACCAGAGAAACCACCTCCTTGATCAAAATAAATATTTCCATCACCCCATGAGCAGTGAGCAAAAATTCCTCTGCCACTCCCGCTATTGTAAAACTTAAACGCAGCACTATTTACCAAAGAGTTCTGATACATGATTAAATAAATTGTATAACCATTTCTATCGTTAATCTGAAATGAATTTGATTCTGGACCGACCATATTCCCACCTAGAGTTGAAAAATATGGAATTGATCCAGATGTAAAGGTATTATTATTTAATGTAAAATGCCTATTGTTTCCGCTTAGGTCATACCATTTATTGCCAGACCCAGGATAACTAGCTGTATTACCAGCATCTAGATAAAGTTGTAGTCCATCTTTTACGACTGGAAATGTTGATGACCAATTACTGCCTTGAACTGCCTCTTCGACATCGTTTAAAGACCAGATGCCTGAAGCACTAGTTGCAGAAGGGAAGTCTGGCATTAGCTAATCTCTTCGTAACTAGCAATCCCCTCTAGTTTAAGAGTTGTGCTTCCTGTAAGGCGAAGAGAGTCTCCTTCTTCAAGGTAAATAGATTTAGATATAACATCAATAGTTGCTCCGGCGGGTACGACAAGAAGGTGTGCTAATCGATAAGTTGAAGGTGTTGCTGCAGATCTTAATATGTCAACATTTAAAGTAAAGTTTGATGCACCGTCTACATTCGACACGTATAAAGCATTGACTTTAAATACTTTACCACTTGCTGCTGAGTTTGCTACTATTGCAGTTGCAGAGTTGGTAATAGCAAGTAGAGCTGTTTTTCCTGTAATTGTTGTAACGTTAACTATGTTTGGTGCTGCCATGATTTATCCTCCGAATACTATTGCCATAGCTATGGCTTTTCCTGTTGAAGCTTTTGTATTTAGCTGTGTTTGGATTGCGGAAGTAACTCCATCTAAATACCCAATTTCTGTTGCGCTAACAGTACCAATAGAAGTGTCTGATGGAAGTGTAACTGTTCCAGTAAAAGTAGGGCCAACCAAGTTTGCCTTTAATGCTAAATCAGAAGAAGTAACTGGAGTAGTCCACGTTGTTGCATAATCGCTACCAGAAGATTTAGCCAATACCTGCCCAGTTGTTCCACCAGTAGGAACAACAGCGGTACCAGAAACAGAAGTATCAGCCCACAGTACAGTAGTATCAACTGGCGCAGTACTTTGAACAGCAAGTCCCGCTACACCTGCATCACCTTTTGGCCCCACACTGCCCGTAAACTGAACTATGGAATTTGATAGATTTTTATAAAATAGCTTTCCATCAGCATAATTTAGCCCTAGCTCACCATGCTCCAATGTATTTGGAGTTGCAGAAGCTGTTGCACTACGTTTGATTTTAATAACATTAGCCATTTGCTACTCCGTTTTAACTAAAATATTATAACATAAAGCAGTTAGAACGTTCCACCATCAAGTGTGTAGTTGCCTGCAGCTACGTTATCTAAAGTTGAGCTATAAGCCTGTACGTTGGTCCCAATGGCCAATCCAAGAGCTGTACGAGCTCCTGATTCCGTTGTAGAACCGGTACCACCGTTAGCTATAGCAATTGTTGTACCATTCCAAGTTCCTGCAGAAATTGTTCCAAGGGTTGTAATGCTGTCATCGCCAGTATACGTGCCACCAGCCACAGCAGCGAGTGTAGAGTTGTAGGCCTGTACGTTAGTGCCAATTGCCAATCCAAGGGCCGTACGAGCTGCTCCAGCGTCTGTAGAGCCGGTTCCACCGTTAGCTATGGCTATTGCGGTACCATTCCATACACCAGTTGCAATTGTTCCAACTGAAGTAAGGCTTGATGCGGTTACTCCTGAACCAAGAGTAGTGGCGTTAAGTACGGAAGTTCCTGCGATTAACAATGACTTGCCAGTTAGAAGGTTGAGATTCTCAGATGAAGTCCATGCGTCAGTTGCATCAACCCAGTTAAAAGTCTTGTCCGTAGTTCCCTTGAGCGTAATACCACCACCGTCTGCACCAGCATCTGATGGAGAGACACTTGAGCCAAGTTCAAGATTCTTGTCGTCGACACTTACTGTAGTTGAGTTAATTGTAGTTGTTGTACCGTTGACTGTCAGGTCACCTGAAAGGGTAAGGGATGTACCAGATACTGCACCTGTAAATGTTGCGCCAGACAGTGCTGCGACGTCTGCAACTAAGGCAACTGTTCCTGTAGCGTCTGGGAGTGTAATTGTTCTATCTGCGGTTGGATCAGTAATTGCTAAAGTTGTTTCATGGGCATCAGCTGTTGCACCTTCAAAGACTATTGAACCATCATTAAATACTGCTCCAGTTATTACTGGGCTAGTAAGTGTCTTGTTCGTAAGTGTTTGAGTGTTTGTGGTTCCAACTACTGCACCAGTTGCACCATGTGCTTCTGTTAGATTTCCGTGAGTTGTAAGGTTTCCTGCGACTGTTGAAGCTGAACCATATGCATCGTAAGTATTTGCGGTTACTGAAATTGCACCTGTTGAGTCTGTGTAAGTAAGGCCTGTTCCAACTGCATTTCCAACTGCATCTTGAGCAGCTTCGTTGAAGTCTGTAACTGCACTTGCAGGGATGGCAATTGTAGCTGTTCCGGCTGCAGTTAAACGACCTTGGGCATCAACAGTAAAGGTTGAAACAGCTGTGGCTGAACCAAATGAACCAGCTGACACTGCTGTGTTATCAAGGTCTAAAGTCAGCGTATCAGTTGCAGAAGCTGTTGATGTCAATCCTGTGCCACCGACT